GAGTGGCTGTGTTGACAGTGGTTGTGTCACCGTCCACGATTAGATCTCCTCTTACTCGCACTGTTTTTGAATCAAAATCAACAGTGTTGCTGCCGGATGCTCCGCTACCGGTTTTTATTGTGTAATCTCCTGATGTGCGTAGTGTTTTTGCCATATGCTAGCTGTATTTATAACAACACAAGGGAGAGTGGAAACTCCCCCTTGTGATGCATTTTATCGTTATTAGATAACGTCAATAACAGCTGATCCAGAAACTGCAGTGTCTTCTGCTGCCGCTGTTCCAAGGCTGTATTTGGCGAAACCTGTAGCACCAGCCGCTGTTACATAGTGGATGATGTTGTTGTAGAATTTCTCTACGTAGGCCACTGTTGAATCACCTAGTAATACTTTGACACAGAATTCACCTGCTGCTAATGAAGCTGGTGCAACTGCTTTAAGTATCAAGATTGAATCAGACGAATCGTTCGCTTGATGTATCTTGAATTTTCTAGATGCTCTCTGACTAATGACAAAAGAATTGTCATCTTGTTGCAGAGAACCACCGGTTGGATAGTAGGCAGTCACTTCGATCTTGCCCGCTGTTCCGGTTGGTCCTAGGTTTAGGTCACTCATTCGTGATTTTTTTATTGGTCTTCCCATTTGTTTTCTCCTTTGTTTAGGAGTCCAATGCTGGTTCTACCAGCTACGCGGTGGTTTCCGCATAAGTCTCCACACTATTGTAGAGCGCTATTTGAACTGCTCTTATTTATTTTTGTTTGAGAGTAATTAAGCGACTGGATAAAAGGGCGATGCACGTCTACACCGCCCCCAGTTACTACTACATCAATTACTTCTTGTTATAGATGCCATATAGGACGTAGATCGCTACCAGTCCCACAAGACCTTCTGCTGAGAAGCCTTTGATGATCGCGGTGATCGTGCCAATGATGCTGCCAGTAGACAAGAACGGTATTGCTTGTCCTTTGAACAGAATCTCTAGAACGATCCCAAGGGCGATTAGGCTCACACCCACTTCTGCAAGTGTTGCGGCCCACGCTTTTACTTGTTTCAAGATATCCATATTTCGGATCTCCTTTCACATTGTTGCGACGAACATAATTGTCCGTAGAAATATTTAAATGGTATCTTAAAAAGTTAAAACTCTAGATTTGATTTGTGGACCGTATGATGGCAAAATATTTTGGTTATCTGTGTCTATATAGATTTTTCAGTCAAAAAAAAGGCGCCATTTCTGACGCCTTTTTTGAAATTCTTTTAATCTTACGATTATTTGAATTTTAAGTTTGCTGAAGTGATGTCTACTAGACCCACGTAGTCGGCAGCGTTACCAAGAGATGATGCAGTGTTTGTTAACTCTACATAACCGTATCTTGTTAAGAAACCTACTACTGGTTCAAAAGTAGCTGGATCAAGTACAACACCTGAACTCATTAGAGGTATGTAAGGACAATAGAACGCTGGAGCATCTGCTTCAGAAGATCCTTTGTATCCTACTAATACCGCTGTTGAATCAGAAGCGTAAGCATCAACGTATACTCTCATAGCTGAGTTTAAAGTTCCAACAAATTTAGTGTTAGTTGGAGATTCAAACGTACCTTCAGTTGATCTTGCGAACGCTGAAGTTGTAGCTGATTGAAGGATAGTTAAAGCAGTTGGAGATACTACAGCGTAGTTTCCAGCGCCTCTTCTAGTTCTTGTTGCGATTTGGTTAGCAACTCTGTTGATCAAGATTGCAAGTGCCGCATGCTCATCGCCTACGAACGTTGCAGTTCCAGAAACAGCAGCTTGGTCAAAAGTTTCAGAAGCAGTTCCTGCTAATGTTCTTAATGATCCAATGATTTCTTGGTCGATTTCAGCAGTAATTTCTTGTGCTAAAGCGGCCATGATTTCAGCTTCGATGTCGATGCCTTGCTGTGCCTGTGCGTCTTGTGCTGCTTCAAAAGTCCATCTTGCAGATAGTTTTCTTGATTTAGCTTCAACGGGTTGTTTTAAGATTTGGATAGATAATCTTTTTCCAGGAGTACCTTCTAAAGAAGCTGTAGAAGCTGCTTTTGGAGTGGTGTTGTCTTGGTTTCCAGAGTATGCTTTCGCAATCTTAAATGGAGATAATGCTTCTTCACCTGCAGTTGTGTTTGATGCAACTGAATCTGCATATCTGATCCTTAAAGTGTGGATCTGTCCTACTGGACCAGTCATAGGTTGTACTCCAACGATCTCGTTAGCGATAACAGTTGGTAACACCCGTCTGATTACTGGTAGGATTACTCTGTTTAAGGTAGCAACGTTACCTGCAGATGTAGCACCCGCAGTTGATTGTTCAGAAAGATATCTCTTAGTGTTTTCTAAGATAACATCCATCGTCTTTTTCTTATTGCCACTTAAACCTTCGGTCAATGCGGCTTTTGTTTCGCCCCATTTTGATTCAAATAGTTCTGACATTTGATCTTTTTCCCTTTTTGTTTAGTGTTGAATACCCGCTAATTTGCGGATATTTGTTAAGTCAGCATCTTCTCTCACTGATCTGTCACCTTTGGCTTCAGAAATCACTTTCTTGCCAGCAGTAGCAGTTGACTTATCGTCCATCACTGGAGTAAGATACTTCGCATAAGCAGTTTTGAGGTCTTTTGTTTGAACTGATTCAAGCAATTGACTCATAACTTCTGCTTTGTCTTTGCTCAATGGTTTGAGCAACTCAGCCATCGTTTCCTTGCGTTCCATCAAATCTTTGGATCTAGCAATTTCTTGCTCCTTGGATTCAATCACCGCTTGTTTCTCTTCGATGGATTTCTTAGCTTCCTCTATTTTCAGCATCTGCTCATCAACTACTTTTAATAGTTTAGCAGTTTCGCTCTTCTCATTTAGGTAAGAAGATTGATATTCTGAAGCGAAAGCTTCGAAAACTCGTTTACCAAAGTTGATTTGTCTAGCAGCAGTGATGTCTTCTTTTAATTGAGTTAATTCTTCACTCAATTTTTTAGTCACTGCGTCTTCAACCACTTTGGCAGATTTAGTAATAAAAGCTTCTTTCAATTTTTTCATTTGAGCTTTGGCTTCTTTTACTAATTTAACTTTGGTCTCCACTACAGATTTTTTGTCTTCGTGGAATTCTTTGATTTCTCTAGCAAGAGCGCTCACTACAAATTCTTCTAATTTAGAGAAATTTTCATGTACACCCTTTCTATCAGCATTAAGTTCTGTGATCTCTTCTGCTAATTTGTTCATCACGAATGATTCTAATTTTGCAGAATGTGCGCCCACGTTTTCTTTGTATGCTGTTTTTTCCATTGCAAGTGCTTTTCTGTCTTCAACGAACTTGGTGATTTCTTCACTCAACTTGTCAGTCATCATCTTGTCGATGGCTTCTACCATGTTGTTTTTGTCGTGCTCGTATCTCTTAGCGAATTCTTCTCTAAGTTCAGCAGCAGCTTGTTCTTTGTTTTCTTTAACTTTGTTTTCCCATGCTTCTTGGATAGTCTTTTGAGTTTCTTCTCCAATAACGCCTGATTCAACAAGTTTTGATATTGCGTCGAACATTATTTTAGGTCCTTTATTATGTTGGTTAGTGCCTCTTTAAGGTACTTCTGTGCTTTTTTATCATCTCTAATCTCAGCAGCCAGACCCATTGCTCTATTTCCGCCCTTTGTATTCAACAAATGTTCGTAAATTGCAGTTGGGTAAGCACCCGGTGCTGAAGGTTGTGCCACTACGTCCACTGTTATGATCTCGAAATCACTGACTTGTCCCCCACCGTATTCTGAAACATTTCCAGAACCTCGGCTGGATACACCTAGTTTGACTCCAGACTCTAACATAGTTTTCACTAGTTGGCCCATTGGTGTTGGCAGGATTTTCATCTTGCCGTATCCATTTGGACCGTCCATCCACATATCAGTAATCATGTGACTAACACGGTCCAAATTAATTTTTAAATCATCAGGGTGATCAACTTCACCTAATACAGAATAACCCGACGTGATCTGATCATTGAGTGTTTTAACAGCTTTCTGAATTTCAGTAACTGGATAAACTCTCTGATTGGCATTCTTGATGCCGCCTTGGATGCAGATACCCTTCATGTAAAGGTCCTTGCCTTCCTTGCCTTCGTGCAAGACTTCCATCCTGGCCTGATCGTAGGTTAAATGTTCTCTTAGGTATAGTCCCATCTTTGCTCCCTGTTCTCTTTTCTATTGCTTATTTTTTGGCAGCAACGATTGGAGATTTTGATGCTGACTTATCACCACCATCTTTATGATCAGCTTTTACTTCTTTTGAGTAAGAAGTTGCTTTATCTTTGCCTGGTGTGTTTTCAAAGTCACCCATTTTTTCAGCAGTTGCAACTTTGGCTTTTTCTTTAGCCACGTCCGCTTGGGCGATGTTTTTGGCACCGTGTCCCATTTTTGTTCCTGCGTCAACGATTGGTGATTTTGCTGATTTGTCAGAGCCGTCTTTGTTGTCAGCTGATTTCTGGATCTTGTATTCTTTTACAGTTTCCTTCTTCATTTCTTCTTTGGCTTCTGCTGCAACTTCGACTTGGGCGTCTTGAGCAACTGCTACTGATTCTTCTGATTTCTCTTCAGAACCTTCTTCGCCTTTGTCTCCACTCATCATTTTTTCGAATTCTGCTTTTAGTTCTTCTAAAGCATCTTCTAAGTCAACGATTTTGTTTTCAACATCCGCGTGCTCTTTCTCATGGTCGTCGATCTCACCGTCTTTGTTGAAATCTTCCGCACCGTGTTCTGCATCGCCTTTTTCGTCAGCTTCAACATCAGTGATTAGATCATCTGTAGCGTCTCCGCTTACTTCTTCGATTGATTCTTCTTCTTTTGAAGCTTCTTCGATTTCCACTTCTTCGTCAACTGATTCGTCTTTTGAATCTGTTTTTTCTGTTTCTTTAACTTCTTCTTTATTTTCTTCTTTAGCTTCTACTGTGGTTTCTGTTTCTGCTAAACCTTCGTAGATGTCTCTAGATTTTTCCACAACGATTTCATGAAATAGCGCTTGGGCTTTGTCATTCTCTTCGTTGATTAATAATTCAAGCAATTGCTCAAATTTGTTTGTTGATTGTGTCATTGCACGTGCTCCTTTTTGGCAAGTTTGGTTTTATACTTTATAAAGTGTATTATTTAAGCGACCGGCGAAATAAAGCGGTACTTTTGGGTCAAAAACGGTGGTTTTTTGACTAAATCTGTCTCTGTATATTATGTATACGTAAAAACTCATCAATATCTAGGTGTTTAAAGTTTTCATTGAACTCTAGATCATGCGGTTTAAACGCATTTTTGGGTACTACACGGAAAAATTGTATATGTTTGTAATCATTCAGCACTCTTTTGGTCTGATTCATCCAGTTGCCATAATATGTGGCCTCTTCGTTGCCTTTTTTATAGTTGCGACTGTCTTTGAAAACATTGTTGAAACTGAATCTTTTGTTCTTTTCGTCTTTGACATGTCCTTGATAGTCAAATCCCAGTATATAGATTTTGGAAAATTTTTTGTCTGCTGCCATTTTTAGGGCAGTGGGTCCAGAACTCCATCCCAGGCTGGGTTGGAACCATTTCACGTGATTCTTAGCATTCTCATTTTTTGAGTACTGATGATTGTAATTGCTCCATACTTCGTGTGTTTTGGGATAATCGGTTTCGGCTATCTCCAATATCATTTTGGGATCCACAGCTATGAGATAATCGGGTTCCTCGGTTCTGTACACGGCATTGCAAGCAAATACCTTACCGTGCTGTTTTAAATCTGTAATTCGTATGCCTCGGCGTGATTCGCCGTTGCCCAGTACGAATGCTACATTAGACATTGTGTATTAAAGTGATAGGTCGTCTGCTGCTGGCTGCTGGCCGTACATTTTTTGTACAAATTCTGCCTGCTCTCTCTGATCCCGATCGTGTGCTTCACTAGCCAGACGCATTTTGTGTATATCTCGCAGTTTTAAACGAGTTTTACGAGTGTCATCAGAATCCAACACAGAGATATCATCTTCTGCATTGTAACTTTTATTCTGTTCAAATCCTTGTGGTGTGTATGACCACATTTCTCTCAATCGCATAATGCTATTTAAGCCTAAGTGGTGGCTCCACCGCCGGGCGTAGTGCCTGGTGTTCCGCCCGCTGGTGGTGTGCTGGCCGGTCCTGTTGCGCCTGGTTGTGGTGCTCCCTCTTCGGGCTGTGGGTTTTCAAACTGATCTAAATCTGATTGCACTCCTGCTTGACTAATACCGGCTGTTCTCAATTGTG